CTGCTCGACGCCCTGCGCCAGAGCCTGGCGGAGCATCCGGCTGAACGTGACGCACTCAAGGCGATTGCGACTATCGCACGACGCGACGGGCTGGAAGCCGGTATTGCCGCCTACGAAGCCTGGAAGCAGTCACGGCTGTCTGACGAAGCCGGGGCGGAGCACTCCAGCGCGTCAGAGGCCGCGCCGGACAAGCCCACACCAGCGCAACCTGCACAAACATCTCCGCTTCAACTCCGGGACTACCAGCAAAGAGCACTCGACCAACTCTACGACTGGTTTGCGCAGCACAAGACCGGCAATCCGTGTATCGTCCTACCGACTGGCGCAGGTAAAAGCCACGTCGTTGCCGCGTTGTGCAAGGACGCTTTGACGCAATGGCCGGAAACTAAAATCCTGATGTTGACGCACGTCAAGGAGTTGATAGAGCAGAACTTAGAGAAACTCTTGCTCCACTGGCCAAACGCGCCAGTCGGCGTGTACAGCGCTAGCGTGGGACGAAAGGAACTCGGATACCCTATCACCTACGCCGGGATACAGTCCATCTGGCGACGCGCCGAAGACGTGGGGCACGTTGATCTCGTCGTGATTGACGAGGCACACCTGGTGTCACACAAAGACACCGGAATGTACAGGACATTTCTCAGCGGGTTGACGCAAATCAACCCACGGCTCCGTGTCGTCGGACTGACTGCCACACCGTTCCGGTTGGGGCACGGGCTGATTACCGACCCGCCGGCAATCTTCTCAAAGCCGCTAATCAAGCCGGCGTCTCTAACCGAGCTTATCGCCAAAGGCTATCTCGCACCACTGTGGAGTAAAGCCACAGACACGACCTACGACGTGTCTGGCGTCGCCAAGCGCAACGGCGATTACGTTGAAAGCGAACTCCAGGCAGCGGTAGATAAAGACGAATTGAATCGATCGGTTGTGCGCGAAATTATCGCCCGCGCCGGTAACCGCCGCTCGTGGCTTGTGTTTTGCGCCGGCATCAAACACGCCGAACACATTGCCGAAGAACTCCAACGACAAGGCGTCGAAGCCGCGTGCATCACCGGCGAAACCCCAAAAACAGAGCGCGAACGACTGATTGGCGCGTTCAAGGCAGGCAAAATCCGCGCCCTGACTAACGCCAACGTGCTGACGACCGGCTTTGACCACCCGGACGTTGACCTGATTGCGATGCTACGCCCAACCGAATCGCCCGGGCTGTACGTGCAGATGGCAGGACGCGGACTTCGCCCTAAGTCCCACACCAATCACTGTCTAGTGCTGGACTTTGCCGGCGTCGTTGAGCGGCACGGTCCAATCACAGCCGTCGAGCCGCCAGAGAAAGGCAGCAACGGGAACGGACGCCCGCCGGTCAAAAAATGCCCGCAGTGCCGGGAAATCGTCCACGCCAAAGTCAAGGAATGCCCTGTATGCGGCTACGACTTCCCACCAGCCGAGCGCACGGTCAACCTATGGTTGCGTGATGCCGATATTATGGGCGACGCCGTAGAAACCCACGCTGTCACGCGCTGGCACTGGATGCCGCACTATAGCGTCCATAGCGGACGCTGGTTGCTACTAGGTGAGTACCACACCGCGTCTTCACGCCTAGTTATTACTCAGTACCTTACGCTTTTCTACCCAGGATTTCCTGGACGCCGCGCCCAAGCTGACCTCGAAGCCCTGCTTGGCGAGCCACTCCCTCAGCTCCAAGGTAGTGAGCAGGAGAAGCTTGAAAAGCTGGCAAAAATTCTCAACGAAAAACCCGCACCGTTTGAGATTTCTTTTGTTAGAGACGGCAAATTCTTCCGAATTACTTCCGCTAAATGGAGGCTATTATGAGACCGCCGGAACCCGATTTTGTTCGCAAATGGCGCGAGATTATCCGCGCCCCACATACAGGGAAAAATCCGCCAATTCCGAAGTGTTGTCATACCTGTTGGGAGTACACGCCGGAAGGCTTTTGTCTGCATTATCAGGACTACCCGCCGGCTGATTTTGCCGCCCGCCAAGACGCTTGTGAGTGGTGGGTTGACGAGTTGCCGTTCTAGCCGCCACGCCGCGCCGGGAGACCTTCCCGGCGTTTGTTTTTCCAGCAACGCCAGCCGGAAGGCAGCCAGCACCCCGCCAGGGGAGCAAAAACCACCCGCGAACTACCCACCGAACCGCCTTTCAACCCTAAAACGCCGAATTCACGAAACCCGCATGGATATTGGGCGAACTGGGCGAACTGGCGCGAACTCAATCGTCAGTTCGCTCACTGGCAATTCCCAAGTAAACCTAGCCAAATCAACGGGTTACAAGCAAAAACCGCCGCCAACGCGAAAAACCAACTCCCGAACGCCAGCCGGAAAGCTGGAAAAATACGCCAAGGGACTAGAAAAACAACCCAGTTTTCACGTTATCAGACTGGAAAAAACATCAAAAATCAATGAAAAAATCTTTACCGAACCGGCAGGGGGGCAAGGCGCGCGACGCGAACGCAGCGGGGGTATAGCCCCTTATAGGGGCTACCCCGCCAGTTCGCTAGCGAGCCGGGCGAGTTCGGTTCGCCCGCCCTTGCCCCCCTGCCGGTTTTTACTGGAAAAACAAAAAACTAAAACTGAGTTCAAAATTTTCCAGCCGGTTCGCCGGCTAGGTAGACTTTTACCCCCTTGGTGTCCACCTAAGATGCCCGCCAATGCCCCTAAAACCGCTTATAGCGCATTTTGAGAGAAGCGCTCGTAGGGATATACGTGCCACGGGGTTCCAGTGGCTTATAAGCGGTTTTAGCGGCTTCCCTGGGGAACCGGTTCGCCCTGGCGGACGCCGGTTCACGGTTCGGTCGGACGAGACTGGGAAGGCTCCCCGGCGGCGCAAAAACTTCTCTCCTAGCGCTTTCAGGATTCTGGGACTGTGCAGTTGTGTCCCTGGCGTTTTCTGAGTACTTTGATCGTCAAAACTCCTCGCCGTGGGCGACTGCTAGAAGCCGTAATAACTTTGGATTTTTCTCGAGACTAAACCTGTTTTTCTTTTGCTTTTTGCGCAATAAAACTTCTTTTTTCTTTGGTTTATTCCTAGACCTGCATTTTCTGTTCTTCTCGATGAAACTAGTCGTTACGCAAACCTAAAAAAAAGCCCGATGCGGCAAAAGCCGTAACCGGGCTTGAGTGCGGAAGCTAATTTGTGCCTGACCGATTGCGGCCCGCTTGATGCCGGGGGGAAAGCATGGCGGGAAACGCATTGCCTTATTCTACAAGAGGCTTCCCCTAGAAAACGAGCCGAACCACCACCCCGCCGTTGGAAAATCTGAAAAACTCGAAAGTTTTTATCGCTACGTAGACCTAAAAAAACCCGGCACAGCGGAAAACTGTAACCGGGCGTGAAGACGCGAGCTTCTCGGTGCCTGACCTGCTGCGGCCCGCCCAACGTCCCGTCCTGTGTTAGGATGTTGGGGGGTGCATTGCTTCGTATTCTGCAATAAGCTTGATCTGAAAAGCGAGCTGAAACTCCGCTCCGTCGACGGGAAAGATGGAAAACTCGAAGGCTTTTTCCGCGCCCCAGTATTCCAAAGCCACCTTAGCCGCCTTGGAGTGGAAAACTCGAACGGTTTTTGCGCGCGAGTATTCCACGGCGGGAAGAGTTCGCGCTCTTGGACTAGCGCCGAATCCTTCTTGACAACCCGATCCTTCTTGATAGCCCGCTGGCAGCTCCAACCCGGACAGAGAGACGCCGGCGCGCGCCTTCCCCTGGCGTTGCGAAAAAAAAGTCGGAACTTTTTGCTTGACACTCCGTTTAGGACAGTGTAGGGTCAAAACAACTCAACAGCCGGCGGGCTAAAAACGCAGGAACAACTTCAATGAACAAAATGGTTTTTCGCGGAACCCACAGCTTCAACTTTACCCTCCCACAAACTGCCGAGGTGGAAGGGGAAGATTACCGAACGATTGACGTTCCAGGCTTTGAGGCGGTGTGTGCGTTTCAGCGGCTCGACGAGCTTCAGGCTACTGACGAGCCGGCGTTCACGCACGCGCAGGCTATCGCTGTCACGGAGATTGAAGACTGGGATTTCCGAGGCGGCGAGTTCGCTTCTGTTCTTGTGCTTCCCGAAGCCGTGCGTTGGGTGCTTTGCTTCCCGGTGGTTTGCGTGGGCGGCGTGCACTACGCGCCGGAGACGAGCGAAATCTCCCCGGACGGTGACGACGTATTCTTCTATTTCACCGGCTCCACGCCCAACGGAACGCCTATCCGGGCTGTCCCTGATTTGGACAGCTTGAAGTTTCTGTCTCCGCAGCCCGGCGCTAAGCTGGCGCTGGTGCGGGCGAAGGACTGGGAATGGGATGCAGGACGGAACACCGTCCTCATTCAACCCCAAGACGTGGCTGAAATAGAAATCGTGCTTGATTCTGAGGTGCTCGTTTTCTGACACGCGCTCTTAATTCTCCAACCCGCGCGCCGTTCCTTCATTGGGACGGCGCTTTTCAGAAAGGAGAACAGCAATG